TGAAAAAAAGAACAGAATAAACGATATATAGACCAATAAACATTTAAAATAATATTGTAATACAAAAGTCATTGATACAAATCCTTCTGGGAGAACTTTTGCCACTTTCGACAAATACTAATAAGGGATTAACAAGGAGAACAGCTTATTTTGATTTAATTCAAGGCAAATTATACAAGATAGCATATAAAGAGGAACTACATGTATATAAGCCTGTAATATGCTTACTATATGTGCTAAGAAGTGGAATATCGTCTTGCTATGTAGCTTCATTAAGTGGGTATCGTAATGGAGTTTCCCATTTTAAATTGATATGTGGAAATGATATCCAATTTAAGCTGTATCAAAAGTTGAATAGCGCTAATT